TATGTCATGCTTTATCCTTCGTTTGTAGTGCGTCAACAATCATGTGAGCAATGTCTATATATCTTGTTTCTGCAAACGTGATATCATCACCACGTACAAGATATATTACAACATCCATATTTAGACTATTTTGTACAGTCTCAACTTCAATGGTATATTCCATAGACTCAATTCTCCAATCTAATGTTAAGGATATCGACCAACGTCACCAAAAGTATTAGCAAATTGCATGCCAAAAGTTAGGATTCTGGATATAATTTTAGATATTGCTATAAGTCGTTATGTAGTAACGGTTTACGTTATGCAATGATGTGTAGCATTATGCAACAATCAGAAAGATATGATATATCGTCCGGTCAAGGATTGACCACCAAAGCGAGAATATGCTGTTTTGTAGACGTAACTTGTTATGCTACATAGACTTATAACAAGTGATCAAGAATTGACCAATGTCAGATTTTGACCACCGATGATACAATATACCATATAGGGTATACCTACTGAACATTGTATACTAAGGTCTTATATAGAGGCTAGTGTACGTATAGCATTAAGAGGGGTGAATATTGTTTACTAAGGCCCCCGACAAAATCGATTGGTAATACCCCCGACAAAATCGATTGGTAATACCCCCGACAAAATCGATTGCATCCCCAAGAAAATCGATTGGTGATCCTCGACAAAATCGATTGAACATACCCCCGACAAAATCGATTGGGGCAGGTACGTAAAGAAACCCCAGCAGATAACAAAATCTACCGGGGTTTCTACCCATAAAGAAACCCCGACAAAATCGATTGAACGATCTTGCCGAGGTTAATACCCAAATTGCACGGAGGGTTGACTTGACTATGTATAATCCCGAATCTCTGTGCTCAGCTTGCGGTCTGTAACAGTAATCTTACCTTTCTTAATTACAGATGCTACGCCAATACGAACAAGGTCACTCCATGAGACAGCTTCTTTTGTTAGGAATGGCTTTACTACATCATCAAGGTAGCCTTGACGATACTGAGCATGCTGAAGCTTTGTAGTAGTCCTGCTCTTTGCGGTTTTCTTTGCAGCCTTCTTTTTCTTCGCCATCTGTCTACTCTCCTGTACTAAAAAAGTTACGAGCACGATGTTTTGTGCATCTACAGGTATAATCATACCAGCTATAGTGGGTCTGTCAAGAGATAATACAAGATTCTGGATATTTTCTAGATTCTAGGGTTGACAAGTTTATGTAGGCTAGTATAATGGGACAAAATGATATGGGTTTCTTCCTGGAGAAAAATAGTGGTGGTAAACGAAACTAGGGTGCGTAGGCTGCTTCAAGCCAGGGGCAGGCTGTATGAAGCGTATGACGAACTTGTGCAGTTAGACAACCAGAACAAAAGCAACACGGTTACTTGGCATGCTCGGGTGCCAACCTTGATTCAGACAATTCGAGAATGCATGACAACCCTAGACAGGATTACAGAACAAGAAAGGAATAAGAATGATTGATTGGGAACACAAGAGGCGGCTAATTGAGGTAGCTATACTAAAGTCACCACCTGAAGATATAGCGTTTCTTTATTCAATTGACTTCACTGTTGTAGCTTTGTTAACCAAGTATCTAGGGCCGGAAGTGTTATCAGCGTTAGCAGCAGAAATAACTCATTGCCTCCCAGAAGGATCAGACAAAAGAATGATGGAACTACAAGCTAAGCTGATGCATCTGGCAATAACCTTAAAAGCAGAGCAAAACTGAATGAATAACCAATTCCACAATATTACACTAGCTGAGATGACGTTCTTTTTGGAACCCAAAGGGTTTACGCAGATAGAGGTAGAGCGGACGTACGAGATTGTCTTTGCCAAGAGAGTTGATGTAAAAGGACATCAATTGTCCCTACGTGTTTTTACTGGAATTGATGCCGGTACAGACGAAAGTAGGGAGTGTGGTGCTGACGCTGTTAGGGTGATGCTTTTCACCAGAACAGAACAAGGAACCATATTGAGAGTGTGTGGTTGTGGTAGGGTCAACAGGATCAAAACATGGAAAAAGAATCTAGGTAAGAGATTAAGAGACTTTGCAATGCTTTTTCCCGGACACACATGCCCATCATGCAGTGCAATCATGCGACGAGTAGAGGGAAAGTTTGGTACGTTTTGGGGATGTACAAATTATCCAAAGTGCCGACACACATTAAATGAGGAGTAAAGATGTCAAAGCAAAGAAAAGCACAGAAGAAAGCCACCATAGAAATTCCGAAGTGGGTGATGAAAGACTTATTTACATTACTGAGTAAGGCTAGGAAGGATGCTACATGCAGTATTAAGTTACAAAGCATAATTGAAGAAGCTTAGGAATTAGTATTTAACACAGACTCAGAGTGCGAAGAATGTGAAAAATACAAAGAATGCGAAGAATGCAAAGGAAGTGGGTTAGTAGAGTGTTATCAATGTTGTGGGGGCGGTAAGCTTGAGTGCGGTATCTGTGGTGGATTGGGAAATTGGGAATAACTTCATGAATAGCACATCATGTGGAGAATGTAGATTTTTTGCGTACCTAAATACGTGCAAACAACATGCTCCTGTACTACACACCCGAGAGTTATATTAAGAGGATGCTATCTGACGCCAGAAGATGAAAAAGGGTGCTGACAGAGTGTAACAAGCGGTGATCAATTTGACGGATGCGGAGATTTTGAATTAAGGGATGATCAAAAAGGCCAAACGTAAAAAAGTATATACGCAGAAATATCCTATATTTACAGGGTTTTCTTGCTATATTTAGAGGAATACGAAAAAAGCACATCTGGGGTAAGCATCAAAACAAGTCCATCCCAGCTTTACAAAAAGAAGCATTTGGTAGGAAAAGAAACATGGCGTATCTATTTGTTTACGGCTACCTGATGAGAGGCTGTAGACAGCATAACAAGTATCTCTCTGGTGATAAATACTTAGGTAAAGCAATCATTCGGGAGCATACATTGTTTGATGCTGGTGGGTTTCCTGTAGCAGTCTTATCAGCAGGAATTGAGGGCTTAGAGGGATCTGATGTAGTGGTTGGTGAGGTGTATGAAGTACCCAAAGAGAGACTTGAGGAGATTGACATATACGAAGGGGGAGGACTAATGTTTGGCAGGCAGCTATTGGAAGCAGAGATGTTTACAAAACGGGAGTATGAAATATGTAATGTGTACTGCTACATTTGGAACAGAAGTATTAACGGGTTAGAACATTTAGGTTCTGCATGGAGAGAGAAGATATGAAGGTTGTATGGTTGGAGCACGGAAATAAGGTGTTTGCAGAAGGAGCAAGACAATGAATGACGAACTGCTGCTGTGCCCCGTTTGCAGACTGATTCGTCACCGAACATCCAGGCCCACCTTTCTCTATTCGTCTTTAACAATCTCCACCCAGAGCTTGATCCCAAGCTTCGCACATACTGTCTGGCAGCGGAAAACGTACTTTCTCGAAGTTTCTCGTTCAGTCTCTTTAACAAGCAAAATAATCCCCGGCTTCTTATCGAGAACGATTGAATAATACTCCGCTTGTCCTACCGCCTCAAAGACCTTGCTGCTGGATGCCCAATCAATTTCAATGGCATGTGTCTTAGAGACATAATCGCAGCGAGTATCATCCCACAATTTGACTTCTACATGTTCGATATCATCGACATAGCGAGACCAATTAGCCTCGCGTTTTTCCCACTGGATCTCAGTGGGATAATCAGCGAAGACAGTTGTTGTGGACACGATGAGAAAAAAGAAAGATAGTGTTTGCATGGGATCTTTTCCTAAATGTGAATACGAGTTGTACCAAATTATCGACTCATCTAATCAGAACGTCAGTTCCGACCATTGGCAGTGTGGGAGGCATACACCAGTTCCGATATCTTGAATGATTGGTGCAAGACAGACTTGAAACAGGCAACAAACAGTAAGACTCTGTTTGGGCTTGCAGTCTCAACACTTGTAATGTTTATGTTTATTATGCTTCTTTGGTGGGGATGGTTCTGGGGATGAATCACTTAATCTTCATCGTGATGCTCAACAAGATTGAAGGCTTCTTCTAAAGGTTCAGTCAGTCTCCAGATATGTAGGTCTCGACCTCCAAATCCTGAATTGTTGGCTCGTTTACCGTGTTCAACAGCATTCAGGAGTTGGAGGTCTTTTAGTCTAATGATTGTCGCAGATCGTGAGATATTCAGAGAGGCCGCTATCTGATCAATAGAGTACTCCTTCTCATCTGCAAGACATTGGAGTAGTTCAAGATTGATACCACGACATGTATCAAAGGCTACCTTAGAGATTATTCTAAGGATGGCTTTGTCAACAACAGGCTTGTCAAAGACAAGTCCTAGTGCAAGGCTTAGCTTTACTAGCTGTGATGCAAGACGACTACCTACTTCAACACGAGGTCTGTAGGTAGGCGAGCCATCCTTGTTTTTTGTTACATTTGCTCTTGCAAAGGCTGCTATCTGTGACAGAGCGTTAATTTTACCCAGAGCAAGATTATTGATTGCTGGCACAGTAACATCACCAATCATAACCTGATTGATCTTGTGGTCAATAAATGAAGCCGTGGCTTGTTTACGTTGAGCTTTCTTAACAGAGGACCGGCTAGCCTCATCTGCTTCAACAGCTTTGAACTCTGTGACATCATTGTTTGATGCTGATGATATACGTGCTGTAATTTCAGAGACCACATTATGCATAGATGCATCAATTTGTTTGTTAGTGTCTGTCTCTTCGTCAAAGATTTCAACAGCTACAAAACGTTCCCCTAATGTGCTACGTCCTTCTGCTCTAATCTCGTCTGTTACGCATGCTAGCAGACCAAAATTAACGCCTTCATAAACTTGATCTTCACTGCTGTTACGATAACGTGCCGAGAAGTGACCATCGTAAGCATCTCTTAGCTCACCGTAAACACGATCCTTCATGATTGCAGCTTGAGACAGTAACAAGGTGAGGTCTTTGATAACAACTGTCTTGCCTTGAAAGTCTTTCAACAGAGAGACAGTCTCACCATTCTCATCTTTGTACCCAGAAACAATTCCTGTCAGAGATGAGAGAGCGTAGGTGTGCTCCTTGTGAGCATAGATGCATTCTGCAAGGGTTGTCTTACCTGATGATGGAGGACCGACTACGTAAAGCCAGAGACCATCTCCACCCATATGCACACCAAGGGTAGTAGCCAGCATAACAGCTAAAGTGTCATGCAGGGGTTCAGTCCAATGTAGACTAGAAGAGAAATATTCTTCTAGATCATCAAATGTTGTACAGGGGTTATCCTCGTACTCACCGTAGTCAGTATGAAAGACTTTGACCTTGGACTTTGATCCAAGAATAAGATGTTTGTTGACATAGCTGTAAGACTTTTTGACTCCCTTATCAGCAACAAGGTCTTTAATGTCAAAGCCTTCAGGATAATCACCATTCCATTCGATTGCTTGTACTGATGCTGGCCTTTTAAGACCAGCAGCCATAATTCTATTGGCTCGTATCTGACCTTCCATGCCATCAGCATCATTATCTAACAGCAGAATAACATCTCGACCAGCTAGAAGCTTGGTGTAGGTCTTATTGAAATTACGAGCACCGTGTACCCCGAGAACAGCAACATCCTTAGCCATTTTTAAACCACGTATGACTTTATCCCAAGCCATGCAGTCCCATTCCCCCTCACAGATATAGACAGTCTTCTGTTTCTTTAGAGATTGAAGATTGAATAGACCTGCCTTGAGACCAGCACCAGAAATTAAACCATCAAACCATACATAGAGATTGGTAATGTTTCCTTTCTGGTTGTAGACAGGAACAAGCCAACGATCTAACCGAGGATAGAAGACCACACCAAAACGTTTAAGAGTGATAACACTGATGCCCCTGTGTGATGACAGGTGCTCTCTCTCAGCATCTATAGTAGTCTCTAAACACTGCTCATGTATCTTTCTGAGAAAAGAATAGATATTGCCTGATTCGCCGCATTTTACGCATTGCCACTGACCTGTGGATTGGATAACTCCTAGGTGATCTTCCTTATCACAAAAGGGACATTGGCCTGTATGATCACCATGAGTTGCTGTTAGTGGAACGCCGTAGAAGTCAAACGTCTTTGCGTAGTCAATTGGTTTTTTAGCCATTGATTCTTACTTTGACTGGAGGGCCTTAATTGTTCTGTGCATGCCGAGGTGCATTAGCAGATCGTACAGGACTTTAATAATGTCTTCACCTTGCTCAACACAGCTAGCAAAGTGTTGATCATCACTAGGCGAGTATTCTGAGTAGATGACTTCAGCAATAGGAGATGCTTTATAGAGTAGGTTCCTACCGCACCCCTTACAGGTGCCACAAGCATCATCCCAAGACGAGCAGTATTTACAGCCGGTCATTTTTGATCTCACTTTCAATCTTGGCGTTAAGTTCAGCAATGAAGCTATTTAAGTTAAGACGACTAGCGTAGACATCAACAACTGCAAACAGGAACAGCACTAGTGCCCAAGGAATGACCCAGTCTACATAGTTCTTCCCAATGTAGATACACAGCAACAGGCTATTTAATTTTACAAACATACATACGTAGCTAAGCATGTGAAGCATCCATAATTTTAGTTGTGTAGCCAGCTTCTTCAAGTTCTTTGCTGATACGTAAAAGGCAGTCACCAACAGATTCTGATTCGTGAACTAGAACACTGCTAGAGGTAATGGTTGATGTGTACCGGATATCTGACCTAGCAAGCCAGTAGGCAATCTTGTACATCTTAAATCCTAAAGTTGTTAACAGATTCTACCGCAGTATCAAATTGACTCACCATAAGATGCTTACCGCTCTGAAGGAAATTGATTAGGGGCATCTGAACTTCATTGATTCGCCCACCCAAACTGTGCTCAATACGACTAGCATTAAGAGAACCTTGGAACGAACCATACAAAAACATAATGTCGGCGGTATGGGTATGTGGGTCTACTACAACACCAAACATGTCATGAACAGTACCAATGCCTGATAGCACATGCTGAATTTCAGACGAAAAAGGATTGGATGGCTTGATAACTACCAGAGCATGCTTATTTTTATCTGCAAACTGAATATGGAAATCGAAGCCAAATGAGTCTGATCCATCCCTAATAAAGATAGGACGGTAGATCCATTCAATATCTAGATTATCAAACAGGACTGCATATTTGGCAGATAGCCTATTTTGGAACTTGATACCGCTATAACTAACAGGACGATGGCTAGCTGGTTGATTCATAAAGTGACGACCTTTCCTGTAGACCAGTTGGTTGTAATTCTTTTTACTTCTACAGGAGTATCCATATCAATAGATGCTCCTGCCTCTTCCATACGCATTTTAAGAGACCGGACAAACTTCAGAGGCGTGTATTTGGGGAAATCGAACAGAAGCTCATCATGAACATTAAGGGTGAGGTGAGCAGATATTGTCTTGAGGGATTTCAGGTAGGCATGACAAGTAACCATAGCCCGTTTAACAATGATTCCTTCATCCCCCTGAACGATATAGTTGACGCCTTTGTATCCGTCCTTGTGGGGTACTTCTAAACGATAGCCTGATGAGGTATAAACGCAACCATGCTTTTGTACCTGCTTGGAAACCTTTCTGATGAATGCATGAGCGTTCGGAAACATCTTGATAATATCATCCCAAAGGCCAGGACGACGAGCAGTAGCTTCGATCTTTGATGGTGATGCTCCGAAAATGAACCCGAAGTTTACGTTTTTTGCAACGCGTCTTTGACCCGATGTTGGTGTAATGCCGTCTGCAAGCTTGAAGATTCTATGAGCCATATAATCATGAGCATCCCAACCATCATCAAATGCTTTTATTAAGGAAACCTCATCAGAGACGTAAGCAAAAATACGGAGTTGAAGCTGAGCATAATCAATGGCGTACCAAACCCTGTTTTTTTCTGGGGAAAATAGTCTACGGAGAGACATGTTAACGTCGTCCAGAGGCTTCAGAATAGGATATTGATCAGCGAAGGGGTCCGCCCCTTTGCCAATATTGGTGCCGTTAGGGGCCGAACTGGAGAGTCTGGTGGTGGCTGTACCAGTAATGTTAAAGTTTGGATGGACTCTGTTACCACGCTTGAACCAATTGTAGGACTCAACATACTGGCCTGATTTGGCAATCTTTTTAGAGCAGAGGACATTACCGACAAATTTCTGCTGCCTAATGGAAAGCTTGTCATTATCTAACAAGTCGAGTAACACAGAAGCTTTGGTTGATGGTCCTGTCTTGGTAGCCGGTACACCATCTAAAGGGATTCTCAAGTCTTCATACAGAGCTTTACGCATCTGAGGTACGCTACTGAGATTTATGTTTTTTCTCAAAGCCTTAGTTGCTTGGGCAGCATGATGTTCAGACTCCTGTCTAAACTCAGCAATAGAAGATTTGATAGCTCTGAGGTCTAACGAGATTCCAAACTCCATCATATCGTAGACAGGTTCCAGCAGTGCTTTTTGTTCTTCATATTGATTCTTGAGGTTTTCTTCAGAGAGGAACTGGTCATACATTTCATTAAGAAGTATGGTTCGTTCAACATCTCTAATGCCGTAAGTCTTGAGGATTGACCACCAAGGGTGATTGGATTCGTAGTTCTCAGCTTGAGCTACTGCTCTCGGTAACCACATGTCCATAACCCACCATCCCTCTTTTGGTGCTCTTTTCTGAGCAGGAAAGTGAGGGTGGTGGGGCTTTGCTATGTCCCATCCTTTCTTAGATGCTATTGTTCTGGCTTGGTTGACTGCGTTTCTGAGGTTTTGCTGGTCGTCATCGAGGATTCCGAGGTAACGGATACACAATTCTTTAAGACCATGTGGCTCAAGGGAGTTGTAGCAATGGGATTTGAGGAGTGTGTCACCAAGAATGTTAAACCAGTCGGGACGCGTAAGTCCGACAACAGACAATGCCCTGATGTCAAATAAGGCGTTATGGAAGATGATTCTTTCGTTGGATTGAGAGGGTGAGGATAACGTAATGGCGTTTTGGATTTCATCAAGTTCTCCTTTAGAAATTTGAGGCTCACGAGTCAAAGGATCAACATCCCATTGCCAGTATAGGACGTTCCCCTGATCGCTGCACATGGCTACAAAGAAAGGTTTGCAGCCGTGTACTAAATCTACTCCGTTCGCTTCACAGTCGAGAGCAACTACCATATGTACAACTTTGTGAAATATCCACAGGATATGTTTTAGTAATGCTGGTGCCATCACCATTGTGTACAGTTACATTCCAGTGTCCATCTACGATGTTTATCCAAGTTAAGGATGGAGCATCTTCTACTACACATGGAATTGATGCAGCTTCTTTAACAGGTGTTTTCCAGGGAACTAGACAGCCTAGTGTTGCCGCTATACCGCTCTTGATTGCATCTCTACGCTTCATCATTTCATCTCCAAACAATCACCATGAAGATTGTACGTATCAAAGGCTGACGTACACGATGCTACAATAGCACATCGAGCACATGTGAATTCTGTGAGCCTGATATCGTTACTGCCTAGATAATCTGTAAAACTAGGATTCTGACTGAGTAGATAATTAAATCGTGACTGAGCATCTGGTGTAATCCGAGTCTCTGACATTGATACATCCTTGAGAAATAAGAAAAGCAGGCTTAGAGAAGCAGGGAACTACAAGTTCTTACTGCCAACAACCTCACAGCATCACTACATGCTTAACTAGGAAACCGTTTGAGGTATCACATAGTTAGTTGTTGCTAAGCCTGCCTATAACAAAATGCAGATTGTTCTGACAGGACTCAAACCTGCACAACATACAATTATTTAGTGGTACACTCTGGTCTCGCTAGAACAGCCAAGGTTAACCCCTATGATCAGCCCCTTCGTTGGGGCAGCGTCTGCCAATTCCGCCACAGAACAATCTACACGTCTTCAGTATCTTTTGAACCTTCAGTATCTTCTGAGTCTTCAGTCTTTGCATTACTTATATTTTTTTCTTCTGACCGATGCACAGGAGATGCATAAGCATCTTTGTTCCACATATGAATCATGTTAAGAACATCATTGAGCAGTAACCAAGAGACACCATATTTTTCTTCTTCCGGTTGACTGATTACTACGTGTCTTTCTGCTTTACGAGCTACTTGGTTTTCAAGCGAACGAGCCTCATGCATATAGATGTCATACGTCCCAGAGGTATGATTTTTCTCGATTGTATAGTCTCGTAATCCACCTTGTTCTGCCCAGTTGTTGAGAGCAGAAATTGCACAGGTTTGGTTTAGTGTCCAATTTGGTAGGGATGGAGGCATACTTTACTCCTCAATACAAAATGAAAACCAAGAGTAGCCCAGGCAACCCCAGAAACCTCATTGGCTACTCTTGGTGAAAAATACTACCTACTTCTACTCTTCTTCTACAGGATCACCCAGTTTGCTCCAGGTAATGTCCTTAAAGATTTTATTGTCGTGCAGACGTTTAACACTGACAGTCTTTTTACGAGTGCTAACACTAACTACACGACAAGGCTTCTGCTTTGCACCAGTAACAGGAGAGAACATGTACTCCTCTTTCTTTTCAGGTACAAACTCCTCATCCTCATCTTCAGTCTCTTCGTTATCTTCATCTTCAGACTCATTCTCGGTCTCTTCGTTATCCTCATCATCTTCGTCTTCAACCTCATCCAGGTCATCCTCTTCATCAGGATCGTAGTCTTTTTTTAGACCAAGAATGTTGGCGTTACAGTACCCATCTCGGTTAACCACTTTGAGACTAACGTAAACAGGATTGCTTTTGAGACTGCCTGCCAGTTCCTTGATTTCTACCAGATCAAGTTCGTCAGTCTCAACACCAAGTTTCTGTAGATCAAAGACAGCACGGTCTACCTTATCCTCCTCAGACATCTTAGCTGATGCTTTGAAGACATGCATGACAGAAGGTCTAAGACCTTGAGTATGAACATCTTCAACCTCTGAGGGAGAGTTGATAATGAATTGGAAAGACAGGTAGGCATCATCATTCTTAGTCGCACCAGCTTTTACTGATGCAAGACGAGCGATGTAAACACCATCAGGTGCTTCAAATGACTTAAAGGGGTCTTTCTTCTTCCGACTCTTGTCCCAGTGCTTCTGAATCTTCTTCTTGAGGAAATCAAAACCGTCCGCTGCTTTTTTCTTTGCCATCAATCGTAATTCCTAATAAGGGAGCTAAGATACGTCTCCAAAGCCTGCTTTTTTCTTACGTTTCTTCTTCTTAGGGATTTCCTTTGCTTCATGATAGTTATTGTTAAATGCGGCATACAAGTTTTTATACGCTTCTTTTGCTGATCCTCCCATACTGATGTCTCGAAGTGGGACTGATGTTTTAGAGTCCAGGAAATTCTCTGAGAGTCTACTGCCTGCTTCTAAGGTTTGTGATCCCCTGATGAATAGACGACGCTCATCACCTTTGAGACCGAAGTAAAGCCATAGAGAAGCATTACCACTGACATACTCACCAAACTTCCCAGAGAGACCGACAGACAGCACTTCAATCTCATTGCCATCATAATCTTCACGAGTGTCCCATTTATCATGAGCAAGCATAATGAGACCACAAGGAGAGTCTTCAATATACTGTAGAAGACCGATGCAGAGCTTTGAAATTGCATCCCACCCTTGACCAAAGCCTAGTTCGTTTGGGTGATCAATCTCTTTGTCTTCGCAGACATAGCGAAATGCTGCCTCATAGAAGGGCTTGAGAGTGTCGATGCAGATTGCAGAATAGTTTCCTGACTCAACAACAGCGTGTACCCACTTGTCGATAGCATCCCAGTCTCTAAGGGTGATAGGACAACCGCTATCGTCTTGAGCACAGAAAACCTCTACAGCGTCATTCTTCTCGCAGAAGAGAAAGAATACATCTGGAAACTGAGCAATCAGAGAGGTTTTACCAACCTTTTTTGCACCATATACCAAGATGGTAAAGTCTGTCATTTCTTTGGAGAGCGTAGACTTTTTGGCGGGAAGATTAAGGCCAGGAGTAACAGATTTCTTCGTACGTCGCTTTTTCTTTACAGTCATTACATTACTACTTTCTAAGAGGATACAAAGCTATTCACACGTTACTATACCTTGTCGAGAGCCTGTTGTCAAGTAGCCAAACAGGTCTCCTCGTCGGCCCAATGTCATTGGATCATAAACGCCGTATGGACGAACCCAGTGGTGAGAACTACCCCAAGGATCATGAGGATTGTCTTTGATTGAATCCCACCAATCAGCAACTGTTTCAAGCAGAGGGATAAAGGTTTGCCGCTTAAAGATTTCCACGTCATGGTTGGTTGTTGGAATAGTGTACCGACTAAAGTGCTGCTCTCGATTTTCATCTATACCAGTTAAGACACGCTGATGAAACTCTTTACGAGACTCAGTCTTTTTCTGGCGTAAAGGGAAGCGATCTGATAATGGTCTCTTAATAATGTTGTAGAGCGTACCACGAACATTGGGGTAGAGTCGTCTCATACAGATTGTGTAGTACATGACTTGAAGGTCTTTGTGTGCTGAGTGCATCAAACCTTCGTGATCAATATTACCCTTTGTCTTGTTCTCTTGTAGGTACGTTGATTTGCCAACCCTAAACCCAGCATCAAATCGACCAAACAACGGAATTACACGACCCGAAGGTAGTTTATAGGCATACTGAAAGTCTTCTTCCCAAAAGATGTACTCACGCTTTCTGTCTGACTTTTTCCAGTGGTCTACATAGAGAGGAAACTGCCCCCTAGCCAGCATGTACCAGTCTCGGATTGTTTCTTGACTCAGAGGATACTTATCAGACAGCTTACAATGTTGATCATCGATTGCAACAAGTGCTTTTTTCAGGTTACGAGTCTGAGCATAAATCTCAAGAGCATCATGTAAGAAGTTGCCATACTCAAGAGGTGCTTGGAATCCTCGTTCTTCCTGGAGACCTTCAACTTTGTATAGCCGAAAGCGTTCTCGACAAACCATGAATTTACATAACGAAGAGTAGGACATACCATCACTATACAGGTTCCAGGTCATTTAGTTCATCTCCCATGTTCTCCACTGACTCGGATCAGTCCCCAACAAGATATCATCATCATCATCATCATCATCATCATTATCATCATCTCTACAATCATGAATATAATGATTCATAGCTCCTTTAACAACAAGACTACTAGTTGTTGGGGATGAAGATTGCGGAGAACAACTGGGGTCACGAAACAAGAGAGCGAGTACAGATAGAGAAATCCAGCCCATACCAATCCCAAGAAAGAACCAATGTATTTCGGTCATTTTCCAAACCTCCTAGTTCGAGGACCATATTGGTCGGTAGCTAACGCCAGTAACCAAAGGGCGTCAGCATGATTGTCATCCTCGATGATGTCTCCCCATTTATCTTGAGCCGTTTCTATCATCATCGCTTTGGATGCATTACCTTTACCAGTAGCAAATTTCTTAATTTCGGTAGGTGAGTAACCACGGTATTGAATTCCTTGGTCATCACCCCAAATCTCAATTACAGATTGTAATTTGGCTTGAGTAACGAGAGCACCTTGCATCTTTGGAGCAGCATGACGAGCAGCTTCAAACACCACCAGATCGATTTCAACAGCGTCTAGCAAGTCATACAGCTTAGAGCGGAGTTTGATCATCCTCATACCGGATGATTCATCCCGCTTTACCGACAAGTCCCAGACGCCACCTACTACGTCTGTGTGAGACCAGCCACATTTTGTAGCGGGATCAAGAGCAAGGATTTTCATACTACTCTTTTCTCAATTGCTGATTTTACTGTCAGTACAAAACGTTGCAATTCTAGTGGCTGACGAGCACTGTGAGCACGCAGAATAGCACTAGGATGCTTAACGCCCACTGCATAATCCTTGTACTGTTCTGGAAGAAAGGATTGAGCAATTTTGCCCATTGTAACAATCAACTTAGGCTTTGCAAGAGCTAAGAATCGATTGAGTCGAGGGCGGCACGCCTTTGCTTCTTTTGCTGTTGGTGATCTGATCCGATTGTCCTCGTCTAGAGGGATGCAAGACACAATGTTGGTAATTGCAAACCGGAATGTTATGTCCGCCAGCAATTCAGTTAATGCCTCATCAAGTTTTTTACCTGCTGGTCCGATGAATGGAATACCCAGAATGTCTTCAGACTCTCCTGGAGCTTCACCAAGGAAAACAATATCACAGGGTATATTGCCCCTATAATGTATTACAAGGTTACGAGTTTTACACAAGGCACATTTTTTACAGTCTTTGTATTGCCGCTGTAGCTTTCTGAATTCGGGAGAAATAGACTTATCCACAATCCGTCGATAGATTGTCATACATACTCCAATAAGACGTTCAAAGCATCTGGGCTATTGTTGGTCTTTAACTACGTTCAAAGTACACGTATGGAATTGCTGGTTGTGACTACGTTCTGAAGACGTGTATGTCTGGATTATTGACTACGTTCTCGGGGCATGCGAAGTATCGTAATCACTGACTACGTTCCTACTATTTGAGTTGTTGTAAAGTCCAACTACGTTCTCGGGGCGTGCGAAGTATCGTAATCCTTGACTACGTTCTCGGGGTATGCGAAGTATCTCAATCACTAACTGCGGTCGTGTGGCATGGTTTATAGCGTTGTGTGACTACGTTCATTCTACTTGGGTTATTGCTCCTGTTGACTACGTTCGCCTTATTTAGATTATCATCATCTGCGACCATGGCTAGGAATCAAGCAGGCAGGCTAAGTCTTTTCCAAAGGATAACATCGGCCAGTTAGGGACTTCTAGCAAGTGACGATGATCAGGCATAGCAGCTTCTTTTGCATGTTTAGAAAATGGGTAAGGAATAGGAGCTTTGGTTTTGTAATAGTCTTCATACATCACGGTATGAAGATGTGACAAAAGTAGCTTGGCTACATATCTACGAGCACGAGCATGGACATGAGCGGGCGGTAGTCTACCACCCGAATAATGCCCGTAAGCATCAGTGTCTTTACCCCAATTCTTTTCGGTTAGAATTCGAGCAGAGTCTTCAGCAAAGTCACCCCTTTCATTACGCAGAACTAGGCCAGCCTTGTGTACAGCATACAGCTTACCGTAGTAGTCCTTTTTGTTGTTCTGGACTTTGACAAAGCTCTCCCCTACTTTGTAACAGAGGACTTTAAGAGCAGCGTTGAATGGTCTTTTTTGTCCTTTCTCCCATTTGATATGGGGACTGAGACCAGCAAACGAGTGAAAGTGACCATAGGTAGGTCGGTCTCGAACATCAAGGTGAGCAATGAAGCCAGCCGAGATAACAGGACCGATGCCGCAGATACTCTGTAACCATTGACCAACTGTAAATTCTGCTGCAAACCTGCCAAGTGCCCGTTTAATATTCTCCTCAATCAGGCGACAGTTAGAAAACACCCAAGCCAGGACAGGATTAGCATCTGCCCCTGTTTTTACTGAGGTGTGGTTCCCAGCATGAATACGGAAGTTTTGTACTGAGTAATACATGCCTACTAAATGTCGGGCTTCTCTCTGAGTAAGAGTTAGAGCAGACGCCATCATTTCTTTGGTTAGTTTGTCAATAACTTCCCAGTTAACAGCCGCATAATCAACAGCTTCGAGCGTTTGCGTTTTGGACTCGGACATATTACTACTGGACCTTTCGTTAATCTTCGTGATTATCAGATTCTTGCTGCTCTACCAATTCTGCCCGTAAAATAGGTACATCATTTGGTGCGTTGATACCTAAGTTGACTTTTGATGAGGAAAGATTTGTTACAACAATGTAAATGTCATCCCCGATCAGAATGCCCTCGTTTAGTTTGCGAGTTAGCACAAGCATACAATCCTCCTGATTAAACAACGTTTGGAATCTCTGGATTATCTTTTCACTTGGCTACGTTCTTCGATTGTACAAGTACCTTCAAAATTGGCTGCGTTCTTGCCATTTGGGTTGCTCGAAGCGAAAGACTACGTTTACGTTCGCTGTTCTTGGGTTAAATCAATGGCTGCGTTCTGCCTACCTGTTGTTGTCTGCATCAGCGTGTATGGCTGCGTTCTGCCTTTCATGGCGGGCATTGTAGCAGGTTTGGAGGATGGGGTCAAGGCCAGTTATGAAGTTTTATGTCTTTTGGTAGAAATAGTTTACGACGATTTTGAGCACCCGATTCTCACTTTTTTACAACTTTGCGATTGCCAACGTTGTATAGTTTGGTATAATGGAAGCCATGGCAGGCAGGAACGAAACAACAAAATACTTTGGAAGAGAGACGAAAAGCATGAGCAGTCAACCACAGCATTTGATCGTTAAAGCACTGGCTGGAACCGGCAAGACATCGTCAATGGTTGAAGGTCTCAAAGTCATGAAGGGGAAAGCAAGTATTTTTACTCCCTCTCCTCAACAGGCTGAGATTTGGGAAACCATGGCACTGTCAGTTAAAGCCAAGAAGATTGCTGCTGTCGCTTTCAATAAATCGATTGCCACTGTACTACAGCAACAGGTTCCCGCAGGATGCGAAGCGATGACGCTGCACTCGATGGGATTCCGATCAATTAAGCAATCTGTTGGTTACTGCAAAGTCAATAAATGGCGAGTAATGAATGTGATCTGTAGCTTGTACGGCATGGAATTTAAAGAATTACGGCAAGACAAGACCAAAGCAAATATTGCTCGAATTACAGAAAAGTTAGTTGGTTTATGCAAGATGACACTGATCAGCGGAAATGACACAGAAGAATTGGCGGGGATGGCTTCGCACTATGACGTTGACACCAATGGTTGTTCCGACGAAGTATTTGAATTGGTTCCGCAAGTATTGGAAGCATGCAAGGAGGTTGAGGAAGACCGAGAGATTGATTTCAACGACATGATTTGGTTACCAATTATTCTAAATTTGCCAGTCTTTAAGCATGCATTACTTATTGTTGACGAGAGCCAGGACTTAAATAGGTGCCAACAAGAATTGGCATTGAAAGCAGGTAGCCGATTGATTCTGGTGGGTGATCGGAATCAGGCAATTTATGGTTTTGCAGGAGCGGACGCTGAATCGATGGACAACATGTATGATCGTCTATCCGAAACCACGAGAGGTTGTCAAGTGCTGCCTCTGACGGTTACACGTCGCTGTGGTAGGGCTATTGTGCAAGAGGCTCAAAAGTATGTACCCGAGTTTGAAGCTCACGAGAACAACCCAGACGGGCTTGTACGCTCCATGCCTTTCTCTGGACAAAAGAGCTACAGAGAAGACGCTGAAGCTGGCGATATGATTTTGTGTCGCGTGAACGCTCCACTTGTGAGTGAGTGCTTTAAGTTTCTGCGTGAAGGTCGAGCAGCAAATATCCAGGGACGCGATATCGGACAAGGTCTGATTTCTACAATCAAAAAACTTAATGCAGAGGACACGACTGACCTTGTCGAGAAAATTGGTACGTGGTTAGCGAAAGAAGAGACGAAGGAACGTGCCCGTAAAAGCCCCAACGAAAATCGACTAATTAATCTCCAAGATCGTCACGACTGTATTTTGATCTTTGCTGCCAACAGGGAGACAGTCGAAGGCACAATCAAGGAGATTGAAGAAGTTTTTACCGACACTGTTAAGAACGGTGTGCTTCTCAGCAGTGTGCATAAGGCAAAAGGTCTTGAGTCAGATAGGGTCTTTATTCTCAAGCACAAGGATGCTCCTATGCCTCATCCAATGGCAACTAAAGCATGGCAGCAAGAACAAGAAAAGAACCTTATATATGTAGCTATCACAAGAGCTAAGAATGAACTGGTTTATGTAACTTAGAAAGGGAAAGACGTGGAGAAAGCACAACAACAAAAAGCTGGTGTATCGACGGTCTGTTATACCGTTATACAAGCTGCCGAAATGTGCGGTGTCGATCATTCGGTGATACGTGCCAAGATTCGATCAGGCGAACTGAAAGCGTTCGATACAAACCGAAATGGCAAGCGGAATCAATGGCGTATACGGGCTAAGGATCTGGCGGCTTGGCAGTTACCCGACAATTAGTGGAACTAAAAACGGAGATACGAAGCATGGAAGCAGTATTGATGCTTGCATCGTTTGCAGTTGTAGCAATGATGATTGTGCTGTGGATTGATTTAACTACGCACAGCAAAGACGAATGAACGAACAGTGTTGAGTTTAAAGTAACTACTTTTTGAAAGGTGTAATGTAATGGCGACAATTAAATCCGAAGTTGCACATGTCAACGCAGAGATGGCTGAGGAATGGTTGAAGAGGAACACAGATAATCGTCCTCTACGTCCTTCTCTGGCGAGAAACTACAGGGACGAGTTGTTGCGGAACAAGTGGCGTGTAAATGGTGAGCCAATCATCTTTGCGTCAGACCAAACATTGCTGGATGGTCAGCATCGTCTACAGGCAATTGTGATGGCTGAGACCACCAGGAAGGCACAACCGAAGTATTACAGGGAAAAGTATGGTGTGCGGGGTCAAATCGCCGTAGACATGGTCGTGGTACATGGTGTTGACCACAAGTTTGCAGATACGATTGATATTGGACAAAAGCGAACTGCTGGCGATGTGTTGTATAGACGGCAAGAATTTGATGCAGATAAGTATGACGACAAAGAGGTTAAGAGATTAGCAAAGGATTTGGCGGTCTCTGCACGACTGGTCTGGATGCGGATGGGTGGCAAAAAAGTATCAGATGCACCTAAGTTTCCACATTCTGAGATGATCGAATTTATTGAGGAGCATCCTCAATTGAGAGACGCAACAGAGTTTGTTTATGCTCAAGATGACGACAAGGCTGTCTCAGCTATGATTTCACGGGGGTACTTGAGTGGACTATTGTTTTTATTCGGATTCTCAGACGGTGAGGGGAAGATTTGGGACAAGGCAGAAGAGTTTGTCTTGGCGTTTGCTCAAGGTACGGGACTCAAGAAAGACGATCCCGCCTATGCTCTGAGAGAGCGTCTGAATCGTGAACGAGCAAAACCCAGTCCTCCATCACGGGATCAGATCATTAGTTGGTGCGTGAAAGCTTGGAATGCTTTCATTGATGGTGAAAAGATGAGCTTAGCTAAGCTTGTCCTGAAGAAGCTTGAAGTGCCCCGGTGTGGCGGTTACGATGTCGAAATTATTGATGAAGTAGAGGAAGAGTTTGATGAAGATGATGTCTTTGAGCCAGATGAGGACACGCTAGAGGATGAAGAAGGTGAAGGATTAACCGAAGTGTAAAGGAGTGATGTGCGGAGACGAGAACACCCCACTAGCCTATTTGGTTAGTGGGGTGTTTTTATTGGCAAGCTGTTGTTTCAGTTTGCATTCTGTGCAGGAGATGACTTCACTGTGATGCTTTTTCTCACTGCATTGACCATACAGAGTGCAGGCGTAGAGGAAGAACTTTTTAGGGCAACCACAGAGATTGTTCTTGCGTATGTCTATACGAGACGGACTACGATGTTCACAGGTTATCTTGGGATGTTGAATAGTACCCACCATGCTGACCAGAATAAAGAATACCGTTGTTTACAGATAGACACGTTACTACATCTTCCACATTACTGTATTGAGGTAAGTTTATGTCAACACCATATCCTACACTGTTAGACCACTGTAGGGTACCAGAGCTATTGAATTTGTTAATGAAGTTGATAGTGCTTGGGTCTATGGTATCAGGAAATACACGAGTTGTTATAGCAGTTGTGTATATATTGCTACTATTATCTAAGGCAAGATGATTACTTGATCCAAACCAATCGAATGCGATACCGTCTCCCCGCCATTGAAATGTGCCAGAATCGTTGTACACAACTAAGCCGTCAGATGTAGTGGCAGGAGCACCAAGAGCAGCAACAACAGTACCATCTGCCACAACACTCCAAAGTCCAACCCCATCAGGATCAGCATACCACAATTCTGTAAACGAGCTATCGAGTTTTTGGAGAGAGCGGGTACCACTAACAGGATGATTTTCAGATGGACCAACAACATAGAAATTACCACCACTGTGTGCAATATCTACAGCCCCACCATTACGTACAGACGTATAAGTTGTGGTAATTGATCCATCTGCATCACTCAGTTTCAGAACAGCATCTTGTTGTGTGACATAGATGTTATCGCTGCTGTCTATGGCTAGCCCCATAGTATAGTAGTTACCATCAGATTCATTTGACCATATTTCCGCACCTGTTGAAATGTTTAACTTCCTGACAACGCTAATGCCATCCCGGTATCCATGCTCAATCAATTGACCAGCATTGTTGATTTCCAGATCAAGAATTCCAATGCCGGCATAAGACATGTCATTGTCATTATCCGACATCCATAATTGAACCCCATTCAAATCATATTTAGCTGTTGCAGGAAGGTCTTCTCTAGCCCCAAGAAGACCTACATACACGCCTGTATTATCAGATGCTAAAGTGTGAATAGGTTGCCCAGCAGGTACATGAATAGGGTACGTAACCTGAGAAAGATTACCGCGATAATCTTTAACCCATTGTCCTAAACCAGGATCGCTACTAACCGGCCCCCACTTACGAAGATTACCAAACACACCAGGATCAAAGGCTGTTTGAGGAGAAGTGCAACATCTGCCAAGATTGCATCCTGGGGTATAGAGATAATGACCCATTATCCACCATCATTAAGCGTGGTGATAACAGTGGCTGGCAATGAACCACCAGTAAGGCTGTCAGTAGATGTCATTTCTGCAACATCTGTATCAGCTAGGTCACCAACAAACTCAACATCAATGTATGAGCCGGGATGAGGACCGCCAAAGCAGACTACATTACCAGCACCAATGTTAGACAAGGCTTCTAGAGCATTTTGAACATTACCAGCGGCAGCATCGTAATCAATATTGCCAGTTGTTTGTCCATCAAAGGTAAGGGTGTATGTACCACCCGTAGGCATACCAGTTATGATGATTCGTTGAATTTCATTACAGCTACATTGAGCAGCTATAACAGACCAACCAATTCCTACTACCCTAGTAGCTAAGCAAAAAGTCCCTGAAGCAATGTCTCCACAGCTACCAAGGACTTCATTAACTGTAACATTGATATCTGTGTCAGACCAAGCATCAGATGCATATTCGTAAAGACTAGCAGTTGCAGAAGCACCAGAAGATAGGGCAGCATCCAACTTTACACGAATTACACGATTAGGTTGGGGGCGATGCTCAGAAGGATGATTTACAATATTTGGAGGTTGTTCATTCAGAACTTTATGCACAACCTCTCTTAGTTGCTCGATAGCCACCGAGCCTAAGACTGCTGGTTTGTCGGTTCCCATGCCTAGCCCCGAACATCACAAAGCAACCTAGACTGTGTCACACAACCAATAACAGCAGTACCTGTTCCAGCATCATCAGCAATAATACCAATACGAATATCAAGCCAATCACCTGCAACAAGACCTGTTGCAGTCACCACAAAATCTCTGTTAGCTAAGGTAGTCGAGTTAATATCAATAGCAGCAGTTGTACAAAGATCAGAACCAACAGTGTTATCCCCTGCAAGTTCATAGACTTCAAGGTCAAGTGTTGCAGAAACATCTGCGATGGTTGTAAGCATGCCCGCTCTGAAACGAAAGTTTACACTTTCTCCATCATCATAGTTCTCAGGAAGTTGTACAGTCGTACGAGCATACCGAGCAGAGGTAAGACTAACACCCTTTACGTCGCCTGTCTGAATAGATGGTGGGGCAGTACCAAACGCACCTGTAGTAACCTCTAGATCATCAGTCGCGGCTGTTCCTGACAAATTAGTATGGCAAGCATTCCATACTTTCCAAGCGTAGAAAGGAATTCCAATTGATGCCAGCGGTGTCTGAGCAAGGTTTGACCTAGCAATATCGGGGGCAATACCACCAGCAGCAGTAAGTGTGCCGCCTACAAAAAGATTACCATCAAATCTGGCTACATTTGTCATCTATATATGCTCCTATTGAAAGAGAGGAAGCAGAACATTAAAGTTCTTTTCTTCTCGTGCTCGGTATTTGAGAAACACATGTTGTGTTGCTGCCCATTCAGGATGAGCTAGTACGCCACCTTCTCCATCAAGAAATGCCGGAGTTGATATAGGCTCTTTGTCCCCATCACTTGTGATTTTGACCGGCTTGTCATTGGCATCAAGCTTCCTAAAACCCCTATCCGCAATCTCTTCATCCCATGTGTCAGGATTGAATTGTAATTTCAGAGAGACTGTACGATAGGAAACTGAGTTACGGGAAGCATGACCTGAGATTTCCACACTTGCTAACAGAGCTACATGAGGACCAATAGTAATTCCGTCTACAACAAATGATGAATTATTAACACTACCTCGATAAGTAAGTAGCCAAGCACTTAATGAGGCAACAGAGGTTACATTCTTAACCGCCGACAAAGTTGGACGGGGAGCATTGATTGTTAGAGGAGGATCAAATCTATCCCCGGCTGAGTTTGCTACTGCTCTGTTTGGTACAAGAGTATCATTATCGTTGTGATCTACAAAAGTTGCCTTCTCGACCACTTCCTGGTAAGAATCAGTTCCCCATGTTAGAACAGCAGCATCATTGGTTGGATCACCAGGGTCTTTACCGCCACTATTACGGTTTGTGTAGGTAGCTACAACATCCCAGACTTTACCATTTCTGGAATCAACTGCAACTTCTACACTGTCACAATAGAGTAAGAGGTCATTTGGGTGTGCTGCTCCGGGAGCAGGTAACTGAGCACTGGCTAACACAACAGAGTGATCATCGTCACGACTGTCTGTAACAACTTGAAAGGTGCGAACAGCACCCTTCTCTCCCTCAATCGTGGCAAGACCATTACGGTCATACCAGCGTTCTGTAACAGTTACTACAGCCATAAATAACCCTAAGAAAAACTAGCAACTTCACGAGTAAGTTGCTTCTTTTGTAGTTCCAGTTGTTTTTTCTCAATCTCTTTGATTTCGTTGTTGATCTTGATCAACTCTTGCTGCTGAGGATTTTTACTCAATACAGTTTGTCTCTTAGCTTGTTCAATAGCTGAAAATGCTTCAATTGATCCTCGTTTAGCAATGCCTACTTGACCACGTTGAGCAAAGGCTTGAGCAGCTTTGGTTTGAGACTGAAGTTCTCGCTGACGAATAGAAAGGGTTAGTTTAGCAAGGCGTAGTTTTTTACTCTCAAGATCAAGTGTTCTTTTTGCTGCCTCTTCCTCTTTCTTTGAATCGTCTAGAGGTTTAATAAATGCTCGTTGAGTGTATAAAGTATTTATATCACTCGTTAACCGTTTTTGCTCAGCAAGCACAACGTTATGACGTTTTCCCAGTGTTTCTTGTTCTTTACGTAATGCCGCCCTAGTTGCTTCACCAGTTCTACTAAGCACATTAAGACTTATAGTCTTTTGAATCTCTTTACGAGATGTCTCAAGACTTTGTTGTTCAGCCCGTAAAATATCCAACCGCTCTCTAGACTGAGCAATAACTTTATCTATACCTTCTACAGTTTCCGAGTTTAGATTCTTTTGGAGTTCTGCTGACTGCTTAGCAACATCCAAATCTTGTTGTCGAGACATCTTCAGAGCATCAAGCTGTTTAGCTGCCTCTTCAGCACCTGTTAGCTTAGCTATTTTAATACCACTTATTTCCGACTCAAGTCTCAGATCAGACAGTTTGTTTTGAAGTGTGTTTATATTCTCTTCAACCTTCTCAAGCTCTTTATCAGATATCAAGCCTTGCTCAGGAGCAATAGCCCCTATTTGTGTCAATCGATGAGCAGCAAAGCGTTGACCATACGGCTTACCTTGTATCCTAGCTCTTGATTGTAGATTTATGCGTTGAATTGCTTGCAAATCCTTCAGTCGGCCAGCTACATCTTTGGTTTCAATTGATCGTATTTCTTTAGCTTCTTTCAATGAAGCCAATGATTGTGTGACGGTAGCAGCATCAGCACCAGCAACAGAAAAATCAAATGCTTTAACATCTTTTGCAACCTTAGCTACAACTGTAAACTGTTTTACCTTAGCAATTAACTTGTTAAAGTTGTCTGTGTTTTTCTTAACTCCATCATTCATACGAAGCATCATTGGTACCATTGCTGCTGCTGCAACACCCGCACCAACAATTACACCTGCCATTGGACTCATAACAGTTGCAAACTGAGAAATATTGTTTGCGGAAGCTCTTAAAGCACCAGATATACCCGTAGTACCAATTTGAGATGCAAAGTCTTCAGCACCTCTTGATAGCTCAAGCATAGCCATAGTATTTCTACGGCTAGCACGAGTATGTAAATCAGTAGCTTTAGATGCTTTCTTTCCTGCTTTTCCAACTCCTCCAACAGCCCTAGCAGTTTTGTTTAAACCTGCAACAGCAGTTTTAGATGTTGTAGTAAGCGGAATATGAATTCCATGAACAGGACCGCCAGCAGCCATTTATTTAACCTTTCGCACTTTCTCTTCTGTTCGCATTTTGTCTAAACGACGAACAGCATCTTTTCTGCGGGCATAAATTACATCTTCAGGGTTACGGTAAGGGATGTAATGATCTGGAGAGACAACTTCTTTACCAACACTACAATTGATCTGGTGAGATATTGTTCTTCCAGTTCTTTCCCAATCATCCCCCCAAGGTTCAATTTTGTAGTACGCTTGGTAGTTAACAAATTCTGCAAGGGAGACCCGACGTTTCGCTTCACCAACAGTACATTGTAAAGCATGAATGGCAATCTTATGCCACCATTGTTCGGTCAGGTCTCCTCTGAGTTTTTTACCGAATCCTCAAGGGATGAGCCAAGCAGTTTGTTACACTCTAAGATTCTGTCGGACAGATTACGCACAAGATACATAGGCATATCCATAAGCCTATCAATATCTTTTTGGAAAATCATACCTTTGTTATCTCGAACAAAGACATGAGCACCTTCCTTAGTGCAGGCAGTGAGAGCAATCCAATATGCAGCACGAATTACCCAGCTACCATTTTCATCTTCGTGCAGGATAGCACGATGCTTGTCCATCTCATCAGCTTTGATTTGACGGATGTAAAGATCATCGGGCCATCCTTCAATACCTGCCTTTACAATGTCTGGATCAACAGCCAGCATCTGTTCTTTAAGATTCATTATGCTACCTTACTAAAGATGTTTTTACTCAATTACGTTGATGATGTGTGAGAAATTGCAGAGTCAATACTGAGCACAATTGATGCAGTCATACGATCATCAATAGGTAATGTTTCATCATAAGATGATACATGACCTGTAAATGCTTTAATTGCTCCTGAACTACCTCCGGCTGGTACAGGATAGGTAATTGTAATTGTGTCCGACACACCAATATAGGTATCAATATCAAAGTTAGGATCATGAACAACCTCAAACTCATATGTTCCTGCGTCAGCAAGATCAGCAGCCATAGATGTTTTAAGTTGACCAGAAGTACCAGCGTGCGTTGTATCAATCCGCTCAATTGTGAGACCAGATCGACCACCACTAATGATATCAAACACAAGTGAGGATTGAGTGGTAAAGGCAAGTGTAGCCCCAAAAAATGTATCAGCCGTTGTCATCTGTCAAACCCCTTCCCAGGATGTTTTCTAGAGCAATTAAGCGACCTTCAAGAGACATGAACATGCCCTGAACAGCCTGCATATCAAGTTCTGACTGATCAGAACTTGTGTAAGGAACACCATTGATTTCAAGAATCTCTAGACATCGAAACTCTTGAATCATACCAGCTTGAGTTCTGGCCTTAACTACAACAACTTGGTCATTCATAACATTACTAAGTGGTTGGCATGTAGTAGTGTAACCGTAATGAAACTAAGCGAGCAGGCAGACCCTCATTTTTGCCTGCAAATGTATTGCTATATCGGTCTGAGATATCAATTATAGTTCCATGTCGAATGTTTAGCAAACCCATTAAGCCCTGATATCCGTCGATAAACAGCAGCCTAATCTTCTCAGCAATCTCAGAACCAGCAGCCTTGGTACTGCCTTCACAGTGCAGAGTGATGTCTGCCTCACTAAGTTGCTGCATCCCAGCCATAGTATGGTCAATTGAATTGCGATCAAGTTCAACCTTAATAAATGATCGACTCGTACCATCTGGGGCCTTATCCGTAAAAATAGCTTCAGGATCAGATAGCAAATCTGTCACTGACTTCTGTGTCTCTAACCAAGCTACAACAGCATCATCTATAATCATGGTCGCTTAGCTGATTTCTTAGGATTGTTGAGTTTAGCAACTTCCTTGGGAATCTGTAGATTGAACTTAGATATAAAACGTCTTTCAATCTGCGTCCGAGTTGAAGCTAAAGCCGTACGCAAAGGAGCACGAGGCTTCAAACCAGGGTGAGGCATAACCTGACCCACACGTAACTTCCCAAGTAACCAGATTTTACTCTTACGTAAGATTTGAGCTTCGGCAGCCCTGGGCTTCTTGATAGGGGTGCCTTTACTTGACATACCAAACTCGATCATGTTGATATGCGGAGCTACTTTACGATCAACACCAACCGAAACCCAAACTGTTAAATCTTTACGATAAATACGGCGAATTTTGGTAATGGAATCTCGTAGATGAGGACGCTTTTTTCCTTTACTGTTTTCCCCAAGACCAACAGGTATTCTTAACTCTGTAACTCGTTTCAATGGCGTCATAGCAAAGAATGCAGCAACACTCATAGCATTAACTAAAGCCTTTGGGGGCAGCTTTAGCAATTGATCACGAGTTTCTTTTACACCCAAAACATCAATACGAAGTCCAGCAAGTGTTTGTTTTGGTGCCATTATAGTATCTCAGCACAATCAAAACGAGTATATACAGAGTTGTACAGACCGTAATCCAAAGCTACTGAAATTTCAAATGTGCGACGATTGATTTTGATCTGGTCCCGAGAACGAATATCCCGAGTAATCGAATCATTTCTCATCTCAATACGATAAAAGGTAATCTCAGATGTTTGATTGCCTTCTGCTGTCTCAAACCCTCTTTTTGGAATCAACGAGCATCGTCGATTAGCAACTTCATCATAAGAGATGATAGGATTATTACCAGCATCTTTTTGAGAATCATCTCTTCTCAATACAGTACCTACAAACCGCATACTGCCAGACTGACTAACCATAGCCCATGTCTTTTTCTGGAGAAAACTAGGAGATTACAGGATTCCAACGCAAGCTGTTAATCATGCTTTGGAGCGAGAAGGGCAGTTCTGATCCCTTACCTACAGGTTCACGGTTCTCGTACCAATGCGAGACAAGCAGAGCAATAGTTTGTTTAATATCTTTCGGAACAGCAGACTGAGCACCATAACCAGCAACATAGGTTACGGTAATGGCAGCGTATTGCTGTCTAATTGTAGGCCAAGATTCACCCCAAGCTGGTTTGATCTTTGCAGGTTCACTGACTAGGTCAGTTTGGTAACTAGAAGAAGACCATGTTTGTGTATCCCCATCATCATCAACATATGCAACTGATGTAATAGATGACACTGGAGCAACAGCCAAGAACAATTCAGCAGGGTTAGAAGGAACAGCATTAAAGTATTGAGCATAGGTAGCAGTAACAAACTGCCTGCTCAATAAGTTCTGAAGAAAGTTGGTAGCTGCTGGAATCAATGCTAGCATCTGCGGATTTTCGTCAGATGTATCTAGGCGTAGATAACGCTTTACATCTGCAATAGTTACTGCATCTGTTGCAGCGGCTGATGTAACTGTGTAGTTTTGCGAAACTATTTCGTAAGTCATATCAAATCACATTGATGACGAAGGTTCCAGACTTGGTATTACCACCACTAGCAATCACAATTTCTACCCGTTCATTGACCAAGACAATTTCGGTCTCAACACCCTCACCAGCGGCAGCATAGAGACTAGCAGCACCAACTAAGTCATGAGTTGGTTGTCGAGGAGCAACAGTTGCAGAAGCGTCCACATTAGATTCTGTCCACAATCCTTGATTAGTGCTCTCTGTAGTGATAGCAAAATCGACCCCAGACGCATAATCAGTCTTCGTATAGATGATTGAATGAATTCTGCCGGTAATCGGAGCAGAGTAAGACGTTGCATCTCCACTGGCATCAGTTGTTGGTGTAACGGAGAACTTTTCAGCGTAACCCATGTTTTTACTCCCAAAAAGGACACCCCTATGTCCTGCACGCAAACAATAGGGGTGTCCCGGTCCAATGGCTTACGTTTCGCGTGCCCAAGTACCAATAACGTTTGTAATATACCAGCCAGCACTGCCATCACCAACAACCTGAAACAGGTCGCCAAGCACATCAGTACCAGCGGTATTGATAGCATCTTTGTCGTCGGCAGCAGTAAACCCATTACCAATAATCTGATCGGCAGCAGCCGGTGAGAGGCTTAGACCAGTTGTTGTGCTAGCAATGCCTGCCAGGACAGTATAGACCAACCCATCTGCTGTTGAAGGCAGAGTGAATGTCAGGTCTACAGCCGTAGAGATGATGAGCTTACCAGAGTCTGCTGCGGTAAGTGTATAGTCAGCACCTTTAGTCAGAACTGGAACTTGACCAAGCATGCTTGAAACATCGTCACCGTTAGTGTTATAGATAGCAGCCCCGTTAACCCACAGGTTACCATCTTGTCCAATAACGATACGACTGGCATGATGACCAGCTTCAATCGTTGCCATAATAAATCTCCTATAGTAAATTGGGTCATTCCCAAGTTGATATCAGGAATGACCCAACCGGGACAAGCAAATTGTACTATAGTTCTTCTCTGATGAAAAGAACTAAATCAGATTACGCAGTGCCCTCAGCAGGACTAATATGCGTCTCAGACAGAGCTACATCAGCACTCTGTGAGATTGCTCGACTATTGGGGCCGTAAAGAATGCCAATCACACCATCAATGACTGCGTTAGCAGTAGCACGATTAACGACTGGTCTCAGATAGCGTTCCAAAGGTCGATAAATATCGATGGCAATCATCAGGTCGTCATCAGAATCTGCCAAAGCACCGCTACTGCCACCTTCTAGATCATTGAATGTTGAATCATCAGATGACGTTTCAATATTCATGCTAGTAACTTGTGAGGCGGTCAGCGTACCCAACAGAGCAAGAAACAAGCAGCCGTCAAATCCAGAGTCAGACCCCAGATCAACAGAACTGCCGTTTTGGTCTGATGTGCCAGCAACAACACCATTCATCAGTCGCTCAATACGAACCGATTCAAGCAGAGACGTTCCAAACATAATACCTCCTAAAGTATGTAATTAAGACTTCTTAGGGTAAACGGCGTATCCCCGTTCAACAAAGGTTTCGGCTTCAGACTTAGGTAATTCAACCTCGTCACCAGCATGTCTAGTGCTAATGCCGATCAATCTACCACAAGTGTCCGTTTTGTGAAATCCCACAGAAGTCAAAAGTTTAACAAGTGTTTGCTGTTCTGGCTTCTTCTTTTGCTCTGACATTACATTACCTTCTGTTAAGAGCTATAAAGATGACTTATGCTTGGGTCAGTTTACGAACTACACCATCCCCAGCATCTACGAGATTACCATCACCACGAACAAAGGCCAAGAAAGCATCCTGATCATTTTCAGCATGCCTCTCAACTAGACGTTGGAAACGAATGGAACGAACTTGACGAATTTTATAGTTACGGAATGCACCAAACAACATCGTAATGTTGGTGGTTGCAATCGTAGACGCCATGGCTTGGTTAATCCAGTAAGGCCAAGTGTTGAGTGTATCTGGAGCACCAGAGTTAGCACCTGATTGCCACAGATAGTCACCCATACCATTCTTGAGCTTACGGAGAGTTTGCAGAATAGCATCGTTGAACATGTAGCCTGTTCCCTGACCAGGAACACGACGAGAAGGATTGAGAGAGTGCTCCAGATCAATAACTTCGTCAAAAACGATGGCAGATGTAGAAGCCGCCGTTACACCAGCCGTTGCAGCCGTGACAACACCACGAGGAGCAACACCAGCACCAGTACCCGTAGTGTAGTTGGTATTCTGGATACGACCAAGCCGCTCACCCAAGAGCGAGCCAACCAAGTTACCCAGATCGAGCATAGAGTCTTCCAGCAATGCCCGTGCAACCTTAATCTCATCAGAGGTAAAGGTATATGCCGACAGAATTGCATCACCAAAAGTAGGTTCAGCAGTTGCTGTAACAGCAGAACCGTCACCAACCAATCGACCAGTATTGCTAGTGTCATCCACAGTTGGGTAGTGAATAGGTTCACCGTTATTCGTACGAATAATATCGGCAGCTTGAGCAACACCAGAAAAATCAAGCATGGCTCGTTCAACAGATGCTACGAAAGATTCACCAGTGATGAATCCACCTTTTGTACCTTGACCACCTGTTAGAGCATTCTGGAGACGATCCCTACGATATTGATTAAAGGCTTGAGTAGTGCTCAACTCAAACACAAAATCTTTACTGTCAAGACGGTTACCAGTAGCAAGAGCAGCTTGACGATGTCGATCCTCAATCCGATGACTGTGTTCGGATGAAGAGTTCATCATCCAGCCTTGGAGAGCCAGCAACTGTTGCTGCTCAAACGTTACTGGCTGGTTACTATTAGGCAGAGGATTCTGAGGCGGCTGGTTGAAGTTCTGAAGCTCAAACCTCGGCATGCTGGAAAGCTGCGTATCAATTGCAGACAGCCGGTTTTGAACAGCCTGAGACTCAGCAATCTTCTTGGTTTCAGCATCCAACGAAACCATATTTTCGTCATAGGCTTTATTCAGTTGATCCCAGGTTTCCTTCCATTCAGGAGATTCAGTACCGTCAGCCGGAAGCTTATCGGCGTGAGCCTTAATCTCATTGTGAAGCTTCAGCCGCAGTTCCTGAAGTTCTTTCAGACGATCCATAGCATATTTCCTAAAAGGATGAAGTTTGTAATCATCGAAGTCAACAATATAGCACGGGTTTTCTTAGCTGTCAAACCGAATGCTGTCATTATCTAATTCGAGACTTCTAAGTCTCATGCTACATTCACGCTTCATCATATTACTAATACTCGACTTAGAGCGATCTTCAGCTTCTTGCTTTTTCTGCTTTTTAGGCCGGGTAATTACACTATCAATGATACCTACTTCTAGTGCTTCTTCTGCTGTTAACGTAGTTCCATCGTGCTTACCAACTAGAAGACTCATAGCCTCTTCCTTATCCAGAGTCGATCTCTGGGAAAGAGTAAGTGCAATCTGCTCATCAAGTGAGTCAAGGATTTCAATCATTGCATCCATCTCATCCCTGTTCCCAAAGGCCCAGCCCATAGCCCTATGAAACATGGTGGATGCGTTGTCAAACATTCTAACGTTGTCACCAGCTAACATGATAATAGCAGCGGCTGAAGCAGCAATACCTTCAACAGTGACATTCACGTTACCACTATGTTGAATAAGCGAGTTATGAATAGTAATCCCATCAAAGGCCAGGCCACCAGGACTATTGATACGAACGTTTACTTCTTTACCTTTATTCTCAGAAAGGAAAGCAGCAACATCTTTAGCCCCAACACCTTCTCCAGTCCAAGGATCATGACCAATTTGTTCAAAGATTACCAAGTCAACAATTTCTTGTTCCGTCTCCTTATTTTTAGACAGAGACACCTGATAAAAGGTTTGTTGGGAAGCGGCCTTATCAATGACATCATTACTCAGAGGCTTAATGTTAAAAAGTCGTTTCTTAGGCATAGTTACATCCTTATAAGCGGAAGCTTGGTTATTCTTCAAATCCGGTAGGAATTTTACGAGCGTTTAAGCAAGCTTCCGCTACTGTACTAAGCAAGCTATCTAATGGAGCATCAAGTGTAGATCGAAACAGGTCATGCAGTGTTTCTACATATACGCTAAGAAGATTGTACCTAGATAAATCAACATCTTCAAACATCAAGTACTGAGAGAAGGGTTCATCAACCCAACCACCATACTCAGCATGACCAGCATTCGCAGCATATTCAGCATCTTGAATAATCAATTCTCGGATATTCTGAGCATCCTGATCAGGAGTAGTGCCGTCTGTGTCTTCACTGGTGTCATCAGGAACGTCTTTATCGTCTGGTTTAGACTCATCGTTTGACAGCGTATTAGGATTGATAAGCTTATCAGCCAAGGGATCAGAAGATCGATTTCTGCCAATCTCTCTACGCCACTCGTTACCAGTAATTACAAGACTTTTACGTTGAGTATCAAGTAGAGTGTTTTGAGTCTTAGCATCCAAAGAAATCAAAGTCTTTACATCATGCCACACCCCATGTGTTCTACGCTTCTTTTGTGGACTTGTCAAGAACTTGATTGTGGCCTCACCTTTAATTGCAGATAACCAGTGAGTAAGAGTACCAGTATGATAAACAAGCTGTTGATCCTCAACAGATTTGTACTGAACTGTCTCTTTAGCACCAAGCTTGAAAGGTGGAAGATTGAAGTATCTTGCAATCTCCCTAATTTGATCTTCTCTTAATTCATGCATCTGACTCTTTTCAGCGTCCAGCATGGTTTGATGAAACTTGGCTCCGTCTCGTAGCACAATAGTTTTGAACCAATTGTTTCTGCCAGAATACTGCTTACCAAATTTTACTTCCAAGTTATGTGTAGCCTTAGCTGAGAAGTCTGCCGGAACTTCCAGCACACCACCTGCTTGAGCACCATTAGCAAAGAATCGTGATCCAAAGTTCTGAGCAGCTAATGCAAGACCAATAGCATCTCGTGCATTCTCTACCATATCAAGCCCACCAGATGTATCTATAGAGATACCTTTAAGGTGGTACACTTCATGAGGCAGTAGAGGCTCAAGACGACCATCTATTTCTGTTACATAAAACAGATTACCATGTTCATCTCTGGTGGAATAGGTTCTGTCGGGCAGCAGGTTTGCCAAGCTTAGAATCTTACCTGATGCAGCACGACCTTTACGTTCGATAAACAAATAGCCGTTATTCCACAACAGAGCATGGACAAAGAGTCGACGCCAGAGATCAACCGCAGACATCTCGTCATTAGGCTGAACAGAAATCAGATACTCTACAGCATGTGTAGTATCAATCTCAGCATCACCTTTATTTGCACCCTCAGTCTCTATTCTACGAATATGAATAGGAATAGATGCTAAATCACCGCTGATAACAGACACACCTTGCCATACTGGGGCAGATTTTAAAGAGGATGTGTGGGTGATGCGTTCGCCAGAAGCAGCTTCAGACCCAGAAAAGATGTCATCCCATGTTGAGGGGTCAGTCAACGACATTGCTGGATTTTCAAGACTTGCGTTGACCACTGATGCTATTGCGTTTGCGAACATTTTTTAGTTCCAGATGTATACCGAATACTGTTAATGAAGCACCAACAAAAAGTAACATGGTGGGCAAATGAATTCGATAAAGTCCCGCACAGAAAACTACATACCCAACAGTTGTTATGAATTCACTAAAATACTTCAATATCATTTTCTTCATAGAATCGACCTAACGGTACAAAGACATCATCTTGATTAAGAGACATCGCTAAGGCCATTGTTAGAGCAACTATACCATCAATTTTATCTTGGCCTGCTTGTTTATCGGGTTTAACATAACCGTTTGAGTCTTCCTTTGCAACAGTATTTGCTGCCATCCATCTTAAAACTTCATCTCCCCCATGCTGGAGGTGCTGAGAGTTAACCAGTTCAACCAATCGTGTCCACGGCTCATGATAGTATCTTGCCCACTGCGGAAAATTCACAACATCATCTTCCATCCATCCGAGCTTCAACAGAGACTGAGCAAACTGAGATGAATTATGTGGGTCTAGAGCAATAGTTAAAACAGGAGAGAATTGATGGTCGTTCTCAATATCTCTGAGAATTCTGTCGTAATCTGTAGCTGACCCAGGAGTCAGTGTAATCAATCCTTTTTGTGCCCAAGTATTATAGCTTTGCAAATCATAGGCTTGTCTAACGTTAGATGCTTCTTCAGGAGCATAGTAACGCACACGAGTATAAAACTTACCATCTAGCCTCCAGACTCTTGCCCAAGCACAAAGGTCTCTCGTAGATGCTAAGTCAATCGCACCCCAGCATGGCTGTCCTTTCAGCCGTTCCTCAAACAGCCTAAGAGTTTCTGTATCTGAGATTGTATCAGGAGCAGCTTCATTACACCGATCCCAATTACGCATCACAATAGCTCTAACAGCCTGCTCCGTAACCTGATTCAGATGTAGCCTACGAACCTTGTTCTCATACTGAGGAGAGTCTTCTGCTTTGGTAAACTCATTAACTAAGTAATCTTCATTGAGAGAGATATTCATGTTGGGGTTGGCCTTCCACCAGATTTTAGGATCAAGCCAATCATCCCCATCATCAATACCTGTCATGTAAACAAAATATGATTCATTAGTTAATGTGTCATTTGGGTCAAGAATCCTACAACAATACTCTCTTTGTTCATACCAGATTGATTGGCGGTTATAACCAGCGGTAGAAATCCAGAGAATCAAAGGATGATCTCTAGCACCAGTAGCCGTTAACAGAACATCCCATAAATCGCGGGTCTTATGAGCATGCAGTTCATCAACAATGCAACGATGGATGTTAAGACCATCCAACGAATTACTATCAGAAGATAAAGATTGAAAAGTACCGGCCAGGGGCAGGAAAGATATTGCATGTCTATGGACCTTGCAAAGCTGCTTTAATTCAGGACCAAGCAAACCCTTGGCATCCTTGAATGCAATGTTAGCCTGATCTTTTTTTGTAGCTGCTGAATAAACCTCTGCTCCATGCTCCCCATCTGCTGTCAATCCTTGAAGACCTATACCAGCAGCTAAAGTAGTTTTACCATTCTTTCTAGGCATCTCAATTCCGGCAGTACGGAATCTGCGATACCCACCTTTACTGCGTGTTTTTTCTAGATACCAACCAAACAGCGGAGCAATAATACAATGCTCCTGCCAATCAGCAAGTGTTAGTTTCTGGTTTGCGAACTTTCCTTTCCAATGCTTCATCAAGGTAAAGAGATGTAGGGTTCTCTCTACCTGATCTTCGTCCCAAGCAAACCCCTTGTTTTTACAGTTCTTCAGATCATCCATACAACGATGTATCTGATTTGTTTCAAGTTGGCCTTTAGGTCGGTCTGCTTTGAGTAACTTGTCAAGAGCTTTAAGTCGTTTATCAATCGCAGACGGTACTTTACGTTTTCTTACCATTGCCTGCTCAATTCAGGTTAAGAGTCCTCATCAACATATCCATCGGAGACTTGTTCTCGGTATTCTCTTGTGAGTAGTTACGCTTACGACTTAGTGGTGTCATCCCAAACTGTCTACTCATCGTAAAGATTTGTTGCCAAGCATTATCTCGAATCCGAATAGCCGGATTTGATTTCTCTGTAATATCTCCCTTAGTAGACATTGAGGTAATCATCAAGCCTTTATCCGCAATGCTTTCTTCAGCTTTCAAGTAGAGAGCAATTGAATCACACAGCAGTCTCAAAGCTACACCATCGAGCAGAGAAACAATATTATACTCTTCCAAGACTACAGATACTTCTCTCCAAGCTGCTTTAGACTTAGGCGATAAGCCTTTTGGCATCGAAGGCATCTTACAAGGAATATCTACGGTATCATGCTTCTTGTTGTCGTAGTAACCACCAAGTTTAGCTCTGTTTGATGTTACAGTATTTGAGCCATCATTCTTTTTCATCTTTATCTCTCAACGGGTATAAGTACAAAACTACCTGCTATTTGAGTTGCCCACTCTAACAAGTCACGAACATCCCTAGATTTATACCGACGAATCAAGGGATCACACTTTACAATCTGTTGAATCTGAGAAAGCTGAAAACTAGTTACACCAAATTCTGGTATGGCTAGTTGGTAATGCCTAAAAGGATTAGATGTTTTTATTGTGTGACACACGTCACAAATAGATTGAAGATTACAAGGATGTAATCTTAGTATGTCTTGTTTTTCTCTGAAGGAAACAATGTGGTCTACCTGTGTAGCAGGCGTGACATGATCAGATCGTTGACATGGTTCACACAGAGGGTTCTTCTTTATGTATGCGTTACGTAATTTAACCCAAGCATAATCATACCCACGTTCATGTCGAGAACCCTTAGCATGGTTGTCCTGCCAAGGCTTTCGAGTTGGTTTTTCCATGTTTGACGGAGAATACCGCTTGGGCGTATTAGGCATTATGCAGCCGTTATTTTAGTTGCGTCCAGAATAATCAAAGCTTGACCAATGTCTCCTGAACCCAGTGTAAAACGGATATGCAGTTCAAATTTTCTGGTGCCAGCCGCAAATGATGTACTAGGAATAGTAAAATCAAAGTTATTACCGTGGCTATTGAGGGTATTACTCAATACATTAGCCACAGTTATAGATGTTTCAGTAACAACTGTAGTGTCGGTAGCTAAATCGATTACCCAGTAATCCATTGATCCAAAGTCAGTGGTTAACAGAGGGGTGTTATCTAGATCACCATCGGTTAATAGACCATGGACACGAGCAGTCCCGTCTTCAAAGATTTCACCGTAGAATGTAGTTGCTCGTGCCATCTTATCGTTCCTGATGTTCCAGAGTATTCATACCAATAACAGATGTTGTGAGAGTATTCATACCAATAACAGATGTTGCGGATGTGTCTAAACCAATGATTCTTGTAGTAGCCTGTTGTAACCGAGGCATTTTTGTACGGGATATAATAGCTGCACCAGTCGCATATCCGCGTGCTACAACCAATGAGATCGTCCCGCTGAACGTCCCGTTCCCGAATCCCCGAGTGACGACAGTGCGAATCGCCATTACGTTGCCCTCGTGATCGATGTTGGACTCGTTCCGTCGTCCAGCGTGAACGTGCCCGCTGTTGTGCTTCCGTCGATCTTCTTCACCGTGAGCGTTGTTCCGCTGATTGCGAATTCGCCCAATAGCTGCTGGATCATGCACAACGCTTGTGCCACTGTAGGCGATGCCCCGTCTGCTGCGTACGCTTCCGTGATCTGCGTCGTCAGGATGCCTGCTACCGTAATTGCGTCGGTGTTCGTTGTCACCGTGTCGCACAGTTGGATATCGGTTCCGCTCAGGTCAACAGACGTCGTCGGGTTTTCGATGTTGCTCCAATCAATGCCCGCTGCCCCACCCGAGGTAACGTCAAGCGTCCTGCCCGCCGTTGTCGGCTTAAGCGGTGCATAGTTGCCCTGTGTCGTCGCCAGCGTTGCCCCGTCCGATCCCGTTAGCGTGTCTAGATCCGTCTGTGCGGTTGCCAGTGCTGTTGCCGTTGCTGCCGAATCCGTGCCCCGCATGTCGCTGTTCGTCGTTGTCGTCGCAACTGTCGTGACGTTCGCCACAATATCGGCAGCGGGGTCGAAGTAAGACGCCGCCGCAATCGTGCGGGCCTCTAGTTCGCTGTTCGTTGGCCCGTCGTAAGATGCTAGTGATGCGTCGGCTTCTGCCTGCACTTCTGCTTTCATGCCGGTCGACATGCCGCCCAAGTCAGTGAGGCCATCACCCGCCGTGCCGATCTGCGTCTTGGCGGTTGCGATGTCGGTTGAAATTGTATCCAAATCTAGCCCGCCCGCATCGCTGATCGGCAACCCACCCGCCGCGTCTGCGGCTGCGTTCGGCAACGCCGTCTGTCCCAGGCGGACCGCGTCTTCGGGATCGTAATCGACCAGACGCACCCGCCCGCCGATTACGACCATGTCTGTCACTGTGCCGCCGATGTCAACATGATTCTCTCCCGTCGCAAATGCTGCGTCTGGAATGTCGAAGCGGTATTCGCCGTGCGACACATGCAAGAAGCCGCCGTCTGAGTGTGCGTCGGTCAGTGCCGACAACGTGGCCTCGGTGATACTGACAACCGCAGATCCTTCTCGTCGATACCAGAGGTCAATCCCCGACGTATTCCAAACAACCGCCGTTTCGGGCGTACCGTCCGAGCTATCGATAATTCGGATCGTCACCGATCGATCTGTCGAGCCTTTTTTGACGATGTCGAGTAGTGCTGCCATATATCACATCATCCTGAAAGATGGTGCATCATTTGCGGGAGAATTGTGCCAGCCGCATCCTCATCCGCATCCCACCACGGAGCAAACACCGACAGCACCGTATCCCCGGTCTCGCTGGCGGCAATCAGGCCGTGAAATACATAGAGTGTTGT